CTGTGCGTGACTGTCGATTCTCAGCTTATAAACACGGGCAAATGCGTAGAGAGAACCAGTCCACACAAATTCCGTATAAGTTCCTTGTGGCAAAATTGAACGTGCTTGCTCAGGAGCAACACCATCTGCCAACAAACGATTGTAAAGATCAATACATTCTTTTGCAACACCTTCATATTCCTGGCGCATTTTAATACAGATATCTATATCTTCAATTGCACCACTGCTTCCCTGTTTTGCACCATCGGTGGGGGCAGCTCTCCAAAAGGGAACATAAACTTCTGGTTCAAATGTTACATATCTTCGACTAACTTCATTCATGGTAAGACCGATTTGGTGTTTACCAAGTTGAGCCCTTACAAAGATTGGACACTTTATTCTAAGACTTATTTGCGGATGGCAAAACGGAGTAAAGTGATTATGTTTTGCCAAATATGAAATAAGTTTTGTGTCTCTCTCAGAAAGCTTTCCATCTTGGAGTTTGCTTTCTTTATTGAAAGAAACTCTGGCTGCGTTGACAACGCTGATATCAGAACCCATGTGTTCAATAAGTTGAACGTGACCATAGTCAAGTACTGGTACTTTAGTCTGCTCCAGAAGCTTTTGTGTTGCCACCATTTAGCTCATCCTCTTCATCATTATCTACAAGTTCAACTTTTACACCAGGAATCTTTGTGAAGTCAGCAGCATATTCTCTTGCCTTATTCCAAAGTTGTGGATCCATCTCTTTTACGTATTCACCAAATCTATAAACAAATGTTAAGTAGGCTTGGCTTGCTTTTTCCATATCTTCATCAGATATGTCATCATTTTCATTACTCATTTTAAACCTTCTTCCAATAAGTATACTTCATCTTAGCCTTAAGTCCAGAATAAACATTGTTGATAATAATTTTGAGTGTGGTTGGCAAACCATAAGCCAAAACCATATCATTGATGTCTTTGTTATTTAGTTCTTCCGGCCAAATGACTACATTTCTTCCTGCATCGATATATTTACCAATTAATGTAGCAATCTCTGTGTTACGTGGTTCATTGTCAAAAATGAATACCACATTTGACTTTTCAATCTTTTCTGGCAATTTATCCAACCATCCAGCCCCCTGCATTGCTACCGCATTTGGAATAAACATGGAATCAATTGGACCCTCAGTAACATAGACTGTTTCCCGAGGATTTACTTTTTCCAGTCCGTACCAGAGCCTTTCTTGCCCTTCTTTTTTGAGAGTAATGTAGCGAATTTTTTCATTTTCTTTCCTACTTTTTCTATACTCTTCTGTTTGGTCGAATACACGTCCTTGTACGCCAATAAGTTCCCCATTCTGGTCGTAGAATGGAATGACGAGTCTGGCTTCCTTGGATCCAACTTTTTCAAAAGATTGCATGACTTTACTAAAATCGCTGCAGTAATAAAAATTATTATACTTTTCTTTTGGTATTTGTCTAGATTTAACATATTGTACTGCCTTGTGATTCTCGTTTAATAGGTCAAGCCGCGTTCCAAGGTCAGTGAATATCGGAACACGTTTTTCTTGTTTGGGTTTGATGATTGGCTCTGGATTTTTTTCTTTGAATACTTCAAATGAGTATTCCTTGCAGAGAGATGGGCTGATACTTTCAAGAACAGAATATAGATTACAGGTAAAACCGCAATTGTGGCATTTGTAAACATAATGGCCTTTGTGCTCAAAGAAGTAGCCCCTTGTCTTGGCCTTGTTCTTCTTTGAGTCGCCACACTTAAAACATCTACATGTGGCTAGGGTTTCTTTTTTCCACTTAAACTTGTCAAGTGAACCAGAAACCAAATTTACATACTTCTTGTCAATATATAGCATTACTTGGCACCTTCGAAGGTCCAGTTAACTACTTTATTCTTTTTCTTTCCGAATTGTGGATCAAATGCTTTACCATCTGAACCAGAACCCAATACCTCTTCATCTGTATTGTTTGCATTGATCAAGTTATTATTGTTGTTGTCAACATCATAAAACTTCATCTTTGACTTGTTAACACCAACCAAAAACTTACGGTTCTTGGTGAGATCGTTTCCCCGATTCTTCAACTGCTTGACCATAATTTGACCAGCCTCAGCAAGTTCTTCATTTTCAATAAGAGCAAAGAAGAAATCTGCAGTCTGAGGCAAACCAAAACTTTCAGATGTATCTGTCATCTCCATGTCGCTGCTCTTTGCACCTTCACGGTTAACTTGCGTAGCAGTCCATAGAGGAATGTTGTATTGCTTTGCCAAACCACGAAGTTCTTCTGCAATGCCTTTTACATATGTGTAACTATTCATACCATTGCCCATCTTAAATCTTGCACAGGCACAAATATTCAAATAGTCAACAAAGATTACATCAGGAGTAAACTTCTTCTTGATCTTAAGTTCTTCAAGAAGATTACGGAAGTGTGTTACGTTCGCAGCAGCCGTAGGATATTCCTTGATGATAAGTTTGCCACGGCAAGTCTTCTTTAGGTTTTCAATCTTTGCGTCATACTGTGTATGTGGCATTTGTTCCAAAGTATGAATATCAATATCAAGGAGATTTGCATCAATTCGTTTGGCAATCTCTTCTTCTGCCATCTCAAGAGTGACATAAAGAACATTAAGATTTTGAGATAAACAGGCTGCAGCATGATGACAAAGGAAAGCACTCTTACCGACACCAGATGCCGCCATTACAACATTTAAAGTCTTCTTGCGTGTTCCACCTCTTGTAATCGTATTGAACATCTCCAGGTCAAAAGGAACCTTCTCTTCAACTCTGTGATAATATTCATAACGCTCATCAACATCTTCAAGGAAGTCGTGGCCTACGCGAGTGTCGAAAGATACAGACAAGGCTTTAGACATGATTTCAGGAATTGCATTCTGTGTCTTTTCTTTGTCTTTGCCTTCGATGATCCCAATGGATTCCATGATACCATTGTATATGGCTTTTTCTTTGCAAAACTTTTCAGTGTTCTCAACTAGCCATATAGTATCTGACTTCTCGCCCTCTTTATACATCTCATCGGCTATGGAAACACAACGTTTGAATTCTGTTTCACCTAAATCTTTTTCATTCTCAAGTGAAATAAGAATAGCATCTTTGGTTGGAATGTTATTATACTTCAGAATAAACTTACTGGAGATATTAAATACTGTTCGCTCCGACTTATCGTGAAAATACTCCTCACGAAGGAACGGAACAACCTTTCTTGCGTACTCCTCATTGAGTACCAAGTTCTTTAGAATTACTGTTTCCATGATTTCAGTATACTTTCAATTTGGTCTATGTCCACCATTAATCAATGTGAACATCATCCTCTAAATCTACTGGTTCTTGTTCAGCGATATTTTTTTCAACAATGTCAACAAAAATTTCACCAATTGTTTGAGTAAAATCTTTGTCTTGCTGATTAAACCCTTCAGGCGCTTCTACCATAGTGATGTCCATGTTAACGTTGAGTTCTCCGCTCTCAGTTTCATTCAAAGAAATCTTTCCATATCTGTATACGATTCCTTTGTACGTCCCCTCTAAAATCTCAATAGGACACGTATCATGTCCAACCATTGATTCGTCTTTGAATTTATATTCAGGAATTTTGGCCATACTTAAAGTCTTTCTGCACTTCTGCATCCAACTTATCTAGGATTTCTTTTGTGAAGTATTTTTCAGGTTCATCATCAATATTTTTTTCAAACACTTTAGAACCATCGGGCAATTCAATGCGAGTGGACACTTTCTTAAAAATATTATACTTTAGTGCCAAATCAGTCAAGCCGTAATACCTGCTCAAACCAGATGTATAATTCAATCTGGTTTCAACATTCATGTTTTCTTTGACGAAACGATTCTTGTAGTTGGTGCACTTGATAAAATTTCCAACTACACCCTCGTCTGTTTTATCCTTGCTCTTGGAAAGAGTCAAGATATTGCTAGCTGCATACTTTAGACCAATACCGCCACCAAGTTCCTTGGTTGGAACATAAGCCCCGATAACTTGATAAGTATGGTTGGTCAAAAGCATTGGGATCTTTGCTTTTCCAAGTTTTAGAGTCAGGACACGGAATGTAGCCTTGGTCTGTTGTGCCTTTGTCATATCACGAACGTTCTTGCCTTCTGCAGAATCGTTCATTTCCTTTTCGGTGGACAACATACCAAGTGAATCCAAGATCATAAAAACTGGCTTACGCTCGTCTTCAGGCTGCTCAATAATGTCATTGACAATCTTGAGGGCTTGTGTCTTGAACTCTTCGATTGTAGCAACGGGAATTACCGCTACACGCTCAGGATCAACACCACGGGCAGTAAACATATCAGAAGTTACTGCCTGCTCGGTATCAAAATAAATCACAACACCATCTTTGTGATCCTTTAGGAACTGGCCTGCGATGCCAATGGCATAGAAGGTCTTTCCCGTTGCTGGATCTCCTGCAAGGCAAGAGATCTTATTGTTTGGAAGACCACCATAAATTGAACCAGAAAGAAGAGCATTAAGTGCATAAGAACCGGTATCAATAAAACCGGTTACATCTGCTCCATCAATGCCATCGGCAACAATTGTGGCGTCTGGATTATTTACTTTGCTTATTAGATTTTTTAGATACTTCGACATTGTTTTTTTCTTTTCTTATCTAGTAAACGATATGCTTCATCAACTTGATATTCTAGCGTGTAAAGCGAATCGTG